GCTCTCGGTGAGTTAGGACATCCAGATGGACCTTCCATCAATCTGGATAAAGTTTCTCATAAGATAGAATCTCTTAGAGCAGAAGGTAATAATTTTATTGGACGTGCAAAGATTCTTGATACACCTAACGGAAGGATTGCAAAATCTCTTCTTGATGAGGGTGTAAAACTTGGAGTCTCTAGTCGTGGTATGGGTTCTCTTAAACAACAAGAGGGCGTTAACATAGTACAAGATGACTTTATGCTTGCAACTGCTGCTGATATAGTAGCAGATCCATCAGCACCTGATGCTTTTGTTGATGGAATTATGGAAGGAAAAGAATGGGTTTGGGATAATGGTATACTTAAAGAGTCTGCTGTTGCTCAAATAAAGCAAGAAATTGATGAAGCAACTCTAATAAACTTACAAGAACGGAAGGTTTCCGCATTCAGTAAGTTTCTAAAGAGTTTGTGATTTATAAATAAATAAAGACAACGCAAGATTTAATCGGAGTTTAAACAAATGTCTGAGACCTCTACTAAAGAGCTAGATAATATGGAGCAAGTGAGCGAAGACGCAGCTACTGGTTCTACAGCAATCAAAAAAGGTGCTACCGCAGGAGAAAAAATCGATACTTCTGGGGGAAATTATACTGATATCGGTGGTTCTGATTCTAAATCAGAAGAGGGTGCTAAGGGTACTAAGAACCTTGGTGCATCTGCTGCTGGTTCAACTGCCAAAGAAGGAGACAAGTCTATTAAGACGAAGCCTTCAGATGCAGGCACTGGTAATGTAAGTGCTGGATTATCTGGAAAGATCTTTGACAGTGAGGAAAAAGATGGTGAAACAATCTCCGAAGAACCCAAAGAGGAAGAGACCACTGAAGCCAAGTACGACTTTAGTGAAGATGTTGACGCTCTTGTCGCTGGTCAAGAACTAGATGAAGAGTTCAAGACTAAAGCAAAGACAATCTTTGAGGCAGTCGTAACCCAAAAGGTTAACGAGGAAGTCAAAGCGTTGCAAGAAGCCTTTGAAGGCACTCTTACAGAAGAGGTCGAAAAGGTTAAAACAGAATTGGCCGAGAAGGTTGATGACTACATCTCTTATGCTGCAAAGCAATGGTTAGAAGAAAACGCACTTGCTGTGGAGCATGGCATTAAGACAGAGATGGCAGAATCATTCTTTAATGGTCTTAAAAAGCTATTCGTGGAACAGAACTTTACTGTACCCGAAGAAAAATTCAACCTGCTTGACGGCATGGCTGAAGAGTTAAATGATATGGAAACAAAGCTCAACGAACAGATCGACTCTAATGTCTCATTGAATAAGAGGATTGGGGAGTTTGTTAAAATGGAAATTGTGAACGAATGTGCCAGTGGACTTGCTGAAACCCAAAAGGAGAAGCTTGTTTCATTAGCAGAAGGGGTTGAGTTTGAAACTGAAGCAGACTTCCGCAAGAAAGTCGAAACTATCAAGGAATCATACTTCACTAGGAAGGCTGAAGTTGTTGCTGAAACAACTGAACCCACCGAAGAAGGATCTGCTCCTTTGGTAGAAGAAACCTCTAGTGGCTCTATGGGTAAATACGTAGATGCACTTTCTAGATGGTCAAAATAATTAATTAAACTACTACAAATTTTGGAGAAAAATGGCTGACATTAAACAACTACAGGAGAAGTGGGCCCCTGTACTGAATCACGACGCTCTTCCAGAGATCGAAGATTCATATAAAAAAGGCGTAGTCGCACAACTTCTAGAGAACCAAGAAAAAGCAATCACAGAAGAAGGTCAAATCCTTAACGAGACTCTTCAGACTGTTGGTACAGGTGGATATGGTAGCGGTGCAACTGCTACAGGTCCTGTTGCTGGTTTCGACCCCGTACTTATATCATTGATACGTCGTTCAATGCCTAAGCTAATTGCTTATGACATTGCTGGTGTACAACCAATGACTGGTCCTACTGGACTTATCTTCGCAATGAGAACTGCCTATGGTAGTGAGAGAAGCCCTGCTTCATCTGACTTCCGTGAAGCATTCTTCAACGAGCCTAACGCTGGTTTCTCTGGTGGTGCTGGAACAGGTCTTTCTAACTACGACCCCAACGCTTCAGACGCAACTAACGACGCTCAAGGTAACAACCCTGCTGTTCTTAACGATAGTTCTCCTGGAACTTACGAGCAGACTGGTGATGCTACTGGAATGGCAACAACCACTGCTGAAGGTTTAGATGACAGTTCTGCATCTACTGCTTTCCGTGAGATGGGATTCAGCATAGAGAAAGTAACTGTTACAGCGAAATCTCGTGCGTTGAAAGCTGAGTACAGCATCGAGCTTGCTCAAGACTTGAAAGCAATTCATGGTCTTGATGCCGAGCAAGAGTTGTCCAACATTCTCTCAACAGAAATCCTTGCTGAAATCAACAGAGAAGTTGTTCGTACAATCTACGTTAACGCAGTAGAAGGTGCTCAGAACAATACTGCTGATGCTGGTATCTTTGACCTTGACGTTGACTCCAACGGTAGATGGTCAGTTGAGAAGTTCAAGGGACTACTCTTCCAGATAGAAAGAGATGCTAACGCTATCGGACAGCAAACTCGTCGTGGGAAGGGCAACATCCTCATCTGCTCTGCTGATGTGGCTTCTGCTCTTGGAATGGCTGGTGTTCTAGATTACACACCTGCTCTTAACGGCAACAATGCTCTTACTGGTGTTGATGATACTGCAAGCACACTTGTTGGTACTCTTAACGGACGCATTAAGGTTTATGTTGACCCATATTCTGCTAACGTAAGTGACAAGCACTTCTACGTTGCTGGATACAAAGGTACTTCACCTTATGATGCTGGATTATTCTATTGCCCATATGTACCTCTACAGCAGGTCAGAGCAATAAATCCTGACACCTTCCAACCAAAAATTGGATTCAAGACTCGTTACGGCATGGTTTCAAACCCATTCTCACAGGGACTTACTCAGGGATCTGGTGCTCTTACAGCTAACAGCAACAAGTACTACAGACGTGTACAAGTTGCTAACCTCATGTAATTTGAGATTAACACATAACTTAAGAGACCCCAAAGGGGTCTCTTTTTTTATGCTAAATAGATTAGTTTTGCGAAAAAATAATGACAAGTTTGATAGACCCAAAAAAATATACTACGACACTTGACCGTTTAAGGTCATTTTTTTTGTCTAGAGGTTTCCTAGAAGTTCATACTCAGAATAGATTAAGTATACTTGCTGCATGTGAAGACCCAGAAACAGTAGCAACATACAATTACGGTGGTAATATATGGCCACTACCACAGACAGGTCAAATGTGGTTGGAATATGAACTACTATCAAATCCAGAAGCACCAGGATTTTTCTGTTTATCTACTTCATATAGAGCAGAACCTAATCCTGTACCAGGCAGACATGAAACAATATTCCCAATGTTTGAGTTTGAAATGCATGGCGGTGTAGATGATCTTAAACAAATGGAGATAGACCTATGTAAGCATATGGGATTACCACCATTAGTTGAAAGAACTTATGATGCATGGTGTGACCATTTCAATACTGAAGAATTAGATCATGATCATGAAAGACAAATTGGTTCTGGTATGATTACTGACTTCCCTGAGTGGACATCACCTTTCTGGAATATGTCAAGGTTCCCAGAACCTAGTGGTACTAGTAAAAAGATTGATGTTATCTTAGGTGGTATGGAAACTATCGGTAGTGCTGAAAGGAGTACCGACAAAGAACAGATGCGTAATACCTTCTATACAATATCAGATGGTAAGTATGCTCAATTAATTATTGATTTATTTGGTAAGGAAAGAGTAGAGAAAGAACTCGAAGAGTTTCTTTCTTTTGATTTCTTCCCTAGATCTGGTGGTGGTATAGGAGTCCAACGCCTAATGAATGCTCTCTCATAGAGCATCATTGTGAGGTGGCGAAACGGTAAACGCTCTAGTCTGTTTAACTAGTGTTCCTGGCGGGACTTGTAGGTTCGACTCCTACCCTCACAGTTTAAATAAATATATATTTATCCATCTGTATCATGCAATTTCATGAAAAGGAAATACAAAGGATGCTTCATGCTTGCCAATATTACGCATCTATGGTAAGATCACAAGATAAAGATCTTGCAAAGAGATACGATTCAGTGATTCATAAACTTCATAATTATGAACACGAGATGGAATGTCCTGACTGTTGGGATCCTGATTCAGTTTGTAACATACATTAACTATGTCTGATTTTGAACCTCTTGATTTTAAGAAAGAAGGTATTGTATTAGATTACAAGACTGCTGGTGTTGATATAGATGCTGGCAATAAGTTTGTAGAAGAACTCAAAAAGAAAGTTCCTAAAGTTGGTGGATTCGGTGGTATGTTTAATGTTCCTGTTGGATACGAGGAACCTGTTTTAGTATCTGGAACGGATGGTGTAGGAACTAAGATTGATATTGCACAAGCTGCTAATGACTATACAACCATAGGAATTGATTTAGTTGCTATGTGTGTGAATGATATAATCACATGTGGTGCTGAACCATTATACTTCTTAGATTATATTTCTACTAAGAAGTTAGATGATAATGTTGCTGATATTATGGTTGGTATCCTTAAGGGATGTGAGATAGCAGGTATGCAACTGTTGGGTGGAGAAACTGCTGAACATCCTCAGTATCAGATGAAGATTGATCTTGCTGGATTTTGTACAGGTATAGTAGAGAAGAAAGATATTATAGATGGTAAGAGTATTAGACCAACTGATAGAGTAATTGGACTAGCAAGTAGTGGTCTTCATAGTAATGGATATAGTATAGTTAATTACTTGGCACGTAGACTTAAGTTGAATTATTGTAATTATCCTGAGTTACTTACACCAACTACAATCTATGCACCTGTTGTGAAAAATTTATTAAAAGATGGAATAGACATCTATGGTATGTCTCATATTACTGGTGGTGGATTAGTTGAAAATCTTCCTAGATGTTTACCAGAAGGACTCAGAATAGATATTGATTGGAATTCTTGGACAGTACCAGATATTTTCTTAGAGATTCAACGTCAAGGTAATATGGATATGGATGAAATGAAGAGGGTATTTAATCTTGGTATAGGATATTGTGTAGTGTTACCTGCCAATCGTGTAGAGTATGCTATGGATATAATTAGAAATGATGGTATCAACTGTTGGGAGATTGGAGAAGTATATGCCTAAACAACAAAAAATTAAATTCATCATCCAACAGGATGGTACAGTTATAGAAGAGGTACAAGGAGTTGAATCAAATCAGTGTTTAGATGTTACACTACCATTTGAGAAAGCTCTAAATAACGTTAACGTTATCTCTAGAGAATACAAACCTGAATACTACAATGTCACACTTCAGCAAAATAAAAACGAAGATCACAAACAAACCAGCATTAATACAGGCATTGATGTTTGATGGTTATCCAGTTGATATTAATAGACAGTTAGTAAATCCTATAGGACATGAGCACGAGAAAGTAATGTGTGAAGTCACAATAGGTGATGACATGGGTTTCAAGTGGAACAAACAGAGTCAATG